ACCTAGCTGAGAAACAGTTAAAGTTTATTAAAGATATCTTCACCTCTAAGATCTACAGAAGGTATTGGCCCGATCATGTCATACCTGAAGAAGGTAAGCGTGAGAAGTGGACTAACACAGAAATCTCATTAGACCATCCACTACGTAAGGAGGAAGGTGTACGTGACCCCAGTGTCTTTACTGCTGGCCTTACTACTTCTATTACCGGTCTCCATTGTGATGTTGCTGTCATGGATGATGTGGTCGTATATGAAAACGCCTACACAGAGGACGGAAGGCAGAAAGTCAAGTCTCAATACTCTTTGCTGAGTTCTATTGAAGGTGCTGATGCCCAAGAATGGGTAGTAGGTACTCGCTACCACGCTAAGGATTTGTACAATGATCTGATGGAGATGGAAGAGGAGATCTACGATGATGATGGTGTACCTATTGAGTATGACCCCATCTATGAGAAGTTTGAGCGACAAGTTGAAGATCGTGGTGATGGAACTGGAGAGTTCTTGTGGGCTAGACAACAGCGCTCTGATGGTAAGTGGTTTGGCTTTGATCGTCGTATCCTAAGTCAGAAGCGTGGTAAGTATCTGGATAAGACTCAGTTCTTTGCTCAATATTATAACAATCCTAACAACCCAGACGGTAAGGGGATTGATCCAAGTAACTTCCAATACTACGATAAGGCTCATCTAACACGCACCAACGGTCAATGGTTTATGAAGGGAGAAAGATTAAATGTCTTTGCCGCTATCGATTTTGCTTTCTCTCTTACTAAGAAATCTGACTATACTGCCCTTGTTGTTGTGGGCATTAGCAGTGCTGGTGTATATTATGTACTCGACATAGAGCGCTTTAAGACTGACAAGATCAAGGACTACTACGATGCCATCTTACGGATGCACGTTAAGTGGGACTTCAGAAAGCTACGAGCAGAGACTGTATCAGCACAGAAGGCTATCGTAAGAGAACTAAAGAATAGCTACATAAAGCCTAACGGGCTTGCTCTCTCCATAGAGGAGCATAACCCTACTAGGCATAGTGGGTCTAAGGAGGAACGTATCAGAGCCATCTTAGAAGCTCGGTACGATAACCTCAGCATTTGGCATTACCAAGGAGGTAATTGTCAAGTCCTTGAGGACGAGCTTATACAGGAGTACCCACCACATGATGACGTAAAGGATTGCTTAGCTTGCGCCATCGATATAGCAGTACCACCTAGTAGGATGTCGCGTACATCCAATGAGAATAACGTAGTGTATCACAGCCGCTTCGGTGGCGTAGCTTACGGGTAACAAAGCATGACAGGCAAGACGATAGACATTGAGGACATCATTGATGGTAAGGAACCCTTCGCTGAGGAGATTGCCACCAAGTATGCAGACTGGGAAATGTATAGGCGTACGTGGTTGGAGGAGAAGAAGGAGATCCGCAACTATGTCTTTGCCACAGACACTACAGGCACTACTAACTCGACTCTGCCGTGGAAGAACTCAACTACCGTTCCTAAGATCTGTCAGATTCGTGACAACCTACATGCTAACTATATGGCTGCTCTCTTCCCCAATGATGAGTGGTTGAACTGGGAAGCTGAAAATCGTGAAGGTGCTAGTGGTGAGAAGCGTAACATCATTGAATCTTACATGAAGAACAAGACACGTATCTCAGAGTTTAGACGAGTCATCAGTCAACTAGTGCTGGACTATATTGACTACGGTAACTGCTTCAGTACTGTGGAGTACTTTGATGAGACCCGTGTAGATGCTGCAACTGGTGAAGAGTTCCCAGGATTCGTAGGACCTAAACCAGTACGTATTAGTCCTTATGACATTGTGTTTAACCCTACAGCCCCAGACTTTGATAGTGCTCCTAAGATCATTAGAAGCCTTAAGACTGTTGGTGAGCTTCAAGTTGAACTAGAGGAGAATCCAGAGAAGGGATACCTAGTTGATGTATTTAACATACTTGTTGAGAACCGTGCTAAAGTTCAAGCTGTGTCAGAGATGGACATGGCTAAATCTGAAGCTTACCAAATTGACGGGTTCTCCTCGATACACCACTACTACTCCTCCAACTACGTGGAACTCTTGGAGTTTGTAGGTGACATCTACGACATGAGCGAGGGGAAGCTTTACAAAGACCACATCATAACTATTGCAGATCGTAAGCATATCATACGTAATATACCTAATCCCACTTGGAGAAAGAGTATTGTTAGACATGTTGGATGGCGTCTACGTCCTGATAACTTGTATGCTATGGGTCCTCTGGACAACTTAATTGGTATGCAGTACAGGATTGACCATCTGGAAAACCTTAAGGCTGATGTATTCGACCTGATTGCACATCCAGTTATGAAGATACGTGGCTACGTAGAGGACTTCAACTATGGTCCCGGTGAACGTATCTTCCTAGGTGATGATGGTGAAGTTGACTTCATGCGCCCTGATGCCACTGCTCTTAATGCTGACAACCAGATAGCAGTACTAGAGCAACGCATGGAAGAGCTTGCTGGAGCACCCAAACAGGCTATGGGTATGCGTACTCCGGGTGAGAAGACAGCCTATGAAGTACAGAGTCTTCAGAACGCAGCAGGTCGTGTCTTCCAGAATAAGATCAGTTACTTTGAGCAGATGTTCCTAGAGCCAGTACTGAATGATATGCTGGAGACTTCTAGGCGTAACATGAATGCTAAGGATGTCGTTAAGACTATCGACAATGAGCTAGGTGTACAGATCTTTAGTGACATTACTAGAGATGATCTGTTGGCTAAGGGGCGTATCTATCCTATGGGTGCCAGACACTTCGCTGCCAAAGCTAACATGCTCCAGAACCTTACACAGCTAGCATCCTCACCCCTTGGACAAGACCCCAGTGTAAGCGTCCATATCAGTGGTAAGAAGATCGCTAAACTTATTGAAGAACTCCTTGATCTTGAGAAGTTCAACCTAGTCAAGGATAACATCCGTATCTTTGAACAACAGGAAACACAACAACTTGTTAACACTGCCCAGCAACAAGTGGATGAACAACAAGCTTTGGGCGCAGAACTATCAGGAGTACCCGTAGATGACCAAGCGGCTCTCGACAATGTGGACATCCCACCTCAATAGTGAAGAGGAGAAGGATAAGTTCAGAGAATACATACTAAACTCCACCAGCCTATGGGAAAGACTGGGCCAAATTATAGAGGAGAAGGCTCCCAAGACAGTGCCAAAGGACTACGACAAAGGTTCTTGGGCGTATTACCAAGCTGACCAACTGGGTTACCAAAGAGCATTAAATGATATCTTAATGGTATTACCTCTTGACAAGTAACCTTTAACCTGATATAATATAAGGTAGGATCAAAAGACCATGAGTGATTCCGCATTCAATACAGACGTACAAGTAGAACCGACTCCCACTACAGACCCCGTAGCATCGAGTCAGACTGGCGCATTTAACGAGCTAGTCGGAGAAGGAAAGAAGTTTGCAGATGCTGAGGCTCTTGCAAAAGGTAAGCAGGAGAGTGACGCATACATTCCCAAACTTCAAGAAGAACTCCAAGGTTTACGAGATGAGCTAGACAAACGGATGACCTCCGAAGATGTCCTAGCTAAGATTCGTGAAGAGGCTGCTAACACTGCACAGGGGGAGAACACCACTCCTTCATTAGGTAAAGATGACATAGCAGAGTTGGTCAAGCAGACTTTACAATCGACTCGTACTGAAGAAGTTAAGGACACCAACCTCCAATCAGTTGACCAGACTCTTGTAGGTAAGTACGGTGACAAAGCTGGCGAGTGGTTAGCCACTAAAGCTGGACAGTTAGGAGTCTCAATTGATTTCCTTGCTGATGTAGCTAAGACCAGTCCTGATGCATTCTTCAATACTGTTGGTTTAAACTCTACTGATACCAACACGCCAAATGTAGCTACATCTAGTGTTAATACTGAAGTGGTTGCAAATGTAAACGAAGCGTCAACTGCACAACCTGGAAGTAAAGCATACTTCAACGCTATCAAAGCCGATGACCCTCGGAAGTACTGGAAGCCTGAAGTTCAGAATGCTATATTTGCTTCCCAAGCAGCTGGCACATATGTCTAATAACTTAATGAGGTAAGATATCATGGCAATGACAACTGGTAATGTCACCCATCTTACTCGGAGTGAGGTTTGGTCCTCGCAGCTAAAAGACGTACTGGAAGACGAGTTGCTCGCTACCCAGTATGTTGATTGGCTCTCTGAGTTCCCTGATGGTGACACCTTTACGATTCCTTCAATTGGTCAGGCCCAGACGGAAACGTATACAGAGAACGAAAGCATCACGTATGCTCCGCTTGACACTGGTGAGTTCCAGTTCACGATTACGGAGTATCTGGCTTCCGGTATCTACATCACTGAGAAAGCTAAGCAGGACATGTTCTACATGAACCAGTTGGTTTCCTCTTTTGTTCCTAAGCAAGAACGCGCGATCATGGAAGACGTTGAGGCTTATATCCTTAACCTGTCTGCTAGTCAGACTGCTTCCGATCTCAACACGATCAATGGTGCTGACCACCGCTTTGTTGCTTCGGGTACTAATGAAGTCTTCCAGACTGATGACTTCGCCAAAGCTCGTTATGCCCTGAAGAAGGCTAACGTGCCTGACACAGACTTGGTTGCTATCGTTGACCCCTCGGTTGAGTATACGCTTAATACTCTGTCGAACTTGACCAATGTCAGTAACAACCCCATGTGGGAAGGTATTGTGTCTTCGGGTATTGCAACTGGTATGAGGTTTGTTAAAAACGTGTATGGCTTTGATGTCTACGTTTCTAACAACTTAGCTACTGCTAACGAGACCGTTGACTCGGTTACGACTGCGGCTGGTAAGGCTAATATGTTCTTCTCTGCTGCTTCTGATGTGGTGCCTTTCGTAGGTGCGTGGCGTCAGATGCCGAAGGTTGACTCCGAATACAATAAGGATCGTCAGCGCGAAGAGTATGTTGTTACGGCCCGTTATGGTGCGAAGTTGTACCGTCCTGAAAACCTCGTTTGTATCCTCAGTGATACTGACCAAGTTTAGGAGGATTGTATAATGACTAAATGGGTAAACAGTGATGGCTTGGAAGTTCTCTATGGAAGTTCTAAAGCTGAAATGCGTAAAGGTGGTGAAGTGAACCACGGTGGCTCTCTTCGTGAGGTCCTTGTGACGATTACTGGTACGGATGTCCCTGCTGCGGATGCCCCTATCGATAAGCGTATTACTCTTCCTTCCGGTGCGTACATTGACGAAGTAACCTTGAACGTCACGACTGCGTTCACCTCTGGTGGTTCTGCCACGTTGGATATTGGGCTTATGCTTGATGACAATGACGGTACGTACAGCACCAGTGATGACAACGGTCTTGATGCAGCGATTGCGGTTGCCACCTTGGCGGATAATTACCGTGTCCTGTGTGATGGCGCTCAAGTTGAAACTACTGTTACGGATAGCACTAACGGACTTCCGTTGGCTGTGTCCTATGGCTACAACACTGCGGCCTTTACTGCTGGTGTTGCGGAGTTGTCGATCAAGTATCGGGTCTAAACTCTAGTGCGGATGGGGGGATCGTCTATTAAGTACTAAGACGGTCTCCCCCACTCTCACCCCTTCCTATCTATAGACATCAGAGGTTCTTATGGCTAATGTAGCTCATTCTACCCTAACTACGTCTGATCTACATGAACCTAAAGGGGCTGCTGGTGCCTCAGCTAACACAATCTACTTAGCTAACGGTTCCGGTTCAGGCACATGGGCTTCTATTCCAGCAGGGGCTATTAATACTTCAAGTATCAAGAACGTCAATAAGGTCTTCGTGACTCACGTTATTGAAGACATCTCTACAGCTGGTTCAGACTGGGTAGTCCCTGGTATAGCTGGCGATATCACTAAAATCACCACAGTCATTGACGGTGTTATAGCCACTGCCGACTGTGGTTTGTCATTTGAGATAGCAGGTACAGCAGTCACCAATGGAGGTATCACAATAGCCTACTCTGGTTCAGCAGCAGGTGATGTGGATACTGCCACTCCCTCAGCTGCTAAGACTCTCACAGTAGCTCAACCAATAGAAATTATCAGTGATGGGGCAAGCACAAATACTGTACGGTGTACGGTAACCTTTGAGCTTGATGTAGCATAATGGCAAAGCTTACCACGACAGATCTAGCAAATCTAACTAACGAGACCTCAGCTATCACAACTATCAATGCTAATAATGCGTTGATTGAAACTGCTATGGAGAATACTCTTAGTAGGGATGGTACTACTCCCAATACCATGTCAGCTTCCTTTGACATGAACTCCAACAACATCCTTAACGTAGCCCAGATAGATGCCACTACTATCACCTTAGATGGTATCTCTATTCTTAGTAGCCTACCTAGTGTTACCCCTAAAGGAGACTGGGTAACTTCTACAGCCTATGTAGTTGGTGCTCTTGTTAACCAATCTAACATTACATATATATGTAACACTGCACATACCTCTGGTACCTTCAATACTGACAAAGACACTAATGGTTACTGGACAGTCTTTGCTACGGCACCTTCCCTTGTACAAACTCCTGAAAGGTTTAGTGGTAATGCTTCAGATGTTGCTTTTGCTCTTAGTGCTGAGCCAGCCAGTGAAGACTTCATAAGTGTATTCATAGACGGTGTCTACCAGAACCACGATCAGTTCTCTTTAAGCAGTGCCACTATTACCTTCACTACTGCTCCTCCTACAGGTACTAACAATATTGAAGTACAGTACACTATAGTCAACACAGGTACTGATGCCTCTGCTGCGGCTGCTAGTGCTACTGCTGCGGCTGCTAGTGCAGTAACTGCTGCTGCTAGTGCAGTAACTGCTGCTGGTGTAGCAAGTACCTTAGCTACTGGCTGGACCTTCAGTACTACTACTTCTATGGCTGATCCCGGTACAGGTATCCTACGTTTTAACCACGCTACCATAGCTTCTGTGACTGCTATGGCTTTCGATGCCACAAGTGCAGATAGTACTAACCCTGATGTATCTGACTTCATAGCTGCATGGGATGATAGTAATAGTACTAATGCTGGTGTGATTACTATAGCTGAAGTAGACTCTCCCGGTAACTGGCATAGCTTCTATGTTACTGCAGTCACCGATAACACTGGTTGGCTTCAAGTTACTGTAGCTCATATTGGTGGTGTGGGTACCTTTGCAGATACAGATAGTCTTCGTGTAGCCTTTACAAGGACTGGAGATAAAGGAGACACAGGTGCCACAGGTGCTGCTGGTTCTGGTTCTGGTGACATGCTAGCCGCGCAGAACTTAGCTGATGTGGACAGTGCAAGTACATCTAGAACTAACTTAGGTGTAGCTATTGGATCTAATGTCCAAGCCTTTGGTGCTGTACTGGATGACTTCAATACTTTAGGTGCAGCTTCTTCAGATAGTGAGATTATTGTAGCCACTGGTGCTGGAGCTTTTGCATATGAGAGTGGAACAACTCTAAGAACTTCCATAGGTGTAGGAACAGGAGACAGCCCTCAAGTTACTGGTATTGAATTAGGACATGCTACTGATACTACCCTTACCCGATCTGCTGCTGGTACTCTAGCTGTGGAAGGTGTAGATGTCCTTATGTCTACTGATACTTCTATAGGGCAACATACTATCTTTGTACCAGCAGGGGCTATGGAAGCTGCTGTTACTACTGCTGCTGCTACGTCTAATGCAGTAGAGATAGGTACTTCTCTCTTTGCTGCACGTACTATGGACTTCGCTACTGACGCAGATGACTTCGCTTACTTTGGTATTCAGATGCCTAAGAGTTGGGATGCTGGTACGCTAGTCTGTCAGTTTGTTTGGAGTGCTACAGGGACCACGGCTAATACAGTCTTGTGGGCTATAGCTGCTACATCCTTGGGAGATGATGAAGTACTTACAACTGCCTTCCCTACTCCTACATCTCCTGCTGCTGATACCAACTCAACTACGGCTGATGACGTTATGGTGTCTGCTGAAGTAACGGTAACAGTAGGTAGTACTCCTACAGCAGAAGACTATGTTATCTTTGAAGTCTCTAGAGATGTCAGTGGAGATACACTTGCTGAAGATGCTAGGTTACACGGCATTAAGATTCACTATACAACTGATACAGGGAGTGACACTTAATGGCTATTACCCATGCACTCGTAGAAGAAGGAACTAATAAAGTTCTTAAGTACGCTGACGCTGCTAAAGAGTTCCGTAATGGTTCACCTCCTGATCTCTCAGGTACAGGTAAAGGTGTTAAGTGGCTTCCTTATTCAGAAGATGCTTCTCCTACCTATGATGACACTACTCATATTAGGGATACATCTGTTGAAGTAGTAACAGGAACTGACGTAACACTCACTCACCCTGTCAGAGTTATGACAGCCCAAGAGTCCTCTGAT